TAAAGCGCCACCAATCGGATTGCGGTATACGGGGGTGACCTGTTGCATCCCTGACGGCGCACCATAGGCTCCAGAGAGGAAGGACTGAAGTCTTGCGTAAGGTGCTTGCTGGGCAAAGTTGTAGCGGTTAATGGCGTCTTGCAGGGCCATTTCCTGATATGCCTCGGTCTGCTGTCCGATGTTTGCCATTTGTTGAATGTCAGCGTAATCCTGAGCGGCTAAACTTGGGGCGGCTCCGATTGCGGCCATCTGGCGTCCACGCTCGTCTGCGTAGTTGGCAAAACCCAGTTGACCTGCTTGTCCCGTAAGTGCGCGGGCAAACTCGCCACCAATGTTGGTAAGTGCGCCTTGCATTGCACCGGAACCGTATCTCCCGGCGCGGGAGAAGTTAGACAGGGCTGTGTTGGTTGCGCCTTCGTACTGGCGTTGCGCGGCTTGGAACCCGGGCAGTAGCGCTGCCTCTAGGTACGGATTTCCACCGGCCACCGTGGTTACTTGGCCCGTTGCGGGGTCGGTAACGAGCCGTGGGCCACCCAAGAAGTTGCCCTGTATGGTTCCCAAGAGTTGTTGCTGTGCCGCAGGAACGAGAGGGTTGCCCATAGTGGCGCGGGTCTGCGCCGCCTCCAATGCAGTCTGTGTCTGCTGGGAGGGACCGATGTAGGTCTGTCCGGGGTAATACTGCGGAACATTGGGGGTCTGATAAAGACGCTGTGCCTCTGACAGTCCGTACTGGACGTAGGGACGCATCGTCGGATCAAGTTCCGTCCTTGTTACGGTATTTGTGCCGCCACCACCACTCATGCTAACTCCTTTACCCAACTACGGGGTGAAAAACCATATTCGCGTGCGATCTTGTCCCAGCCCTTACGGTGAGACTCGAACGTCACCTTTTTGATGTTGCCTTCACGCAACGTCTGCCAAAATATCTCCGATCCTTCGCGCATCCTGTCTCTGACCGCCGCCCACAGACACCACACATGGACAGACTCAGGTCTTACTACGAGGATTGCAAAGCCCAGAGGCTTGTTCTCTTCTACGAACACCCAAAGTAGTGCGTTCTTGCAAAAGCATTGGGCGTATACATCTTCAGGAATCCACTCTTCCGGAGATTTCTTGAGAATAGTCTCCAACCCCGGTTTTACAAACTTCCACCAGCCTTTAAGTTCTTGCGGTTGGATGTTCCGTATCTCGATCATCCAACAATCACATAGTCAAACGTCTTGCCAGCGGTCGTATTGGGCGCATGAGATATGGTTGCGCTACCGTTTGCCGTGGCAGAAACGTAGGGATCAAAGTAAACATTGCTCGTGTAGCCGTTTGTTGACAGGTACTGCATGGTCGCAATTACCGACGGTGTTGCAGGTCGGGTTGGACTGCTTCTCGTTGGTATTTGCTCTAATGACACGTTGGTACTGGTTGCGCTCCACATAATCTCTATGTAATCGTCTTTTGCAAGATTTACATAAAAATTTAACGCAGCAATTAAGCGTCCGTCTGTGCCGCCATGACTGTTGGGGACGGAAAAGTCGCTGTTGCTATTTGCAATGTCTGTGCCGTTCTTGCGAAACCAAATGCTTGCGTCTTGAATCTGTACGTTGACGTTGTTTAACTGTGCGCTGAACTGCAAGTTATAAATTCCTGAGTACCCCGCTACCAGCCGAGAGTTATTAGATAACGTCACGCCATCAGAAAAGTCCGTGGTGTCATACGTCATTGCATACGCGGTGGTCGTGCTAGCAATTGTCTGGTCTTGCGTGCTGCTAAACGACCCGTAGGGAAACTCTTGGCTTGCTGCTGTCTGCGAGGTCGGCAATAAAATGACTTTGGAGCCGTAGCCAATCCGCGCATCGGTAATCGTGGTAGTCGTCGCACCACCCGTAGCAAGTGTGACCGACCCCGTGTTGTTGGTCTTGCCATTCATAATGTTGTTGACCACCTCGGAAATCTCCCGTGGCGATCCACCTTGATACGGCAAAACCCGAAATGTCATCGTCTACCCGCGGGCAAGAGGTCAAAGTCAATCCCAATGGCGGTTGTCCAACTGCCGGAGGGCTGCACCGACAAGCGGTGGTAACGTCCCGTAGTTCTAAGTGCGGCGCGACCTTCGCTGTCCGCAGAAGTATAACTACCGAAACTTACAGCGTCTACAAGGCGATTTCTTGTTGCCACAGCCACCTGACCCGCACCGCCGTCTACAAGAGGACGCGTCATGTTGATCGTGCTGGTTTGACCCGGAGCCTCAATGTCTCCCGTCTGGATGGTTCCGGTAAGGCTAGAGCCTGAGAAGGTCACGATCTTTGCGTTGTTCCCACCCACGAACTGCGACTTACCACCCGTCCAGATGCGGGAGTCAAAACTCGTGGTGATCGTGTCCACCGTCCCGAAGGCGTCCAATGCTTCGAGCGTATAAGCCGGGGTAGCAGACTGCGCCACAAAGGACACGGTGACATCTGCGTGAGACCACTTCTTTGTCTCAAAGTTATAGATCATCAGGCTGTCCACCTGACCGTTGGAACCCGAGGATGGGTAGGCCCACACCACTAGGTTCTTGATCGGATCGACAGTTGCCGACATCTTGTAAGAGTAGGCTTCGTCCAAGTCCGAGAAGAAGAACCGATCAATCTTCTCCGCGCCGATTCCGATGACCTGCGTGCCGTTACAGGCGTAAAACCCGTCATCCGACAGGAAGTAGGTAATCCCCTGATACTGGACAATCGAGTTGGCCTCAAAGCACCCAAGGTTTCGGGAGATGTTGTCAAACTGGAAAATTGCAGGGGTTCCAACGTAGGACATACGGTATATGGAACGCTCCATCAGCACGAGTCCAAACTCACCACCCGTTAAACCCTGCACAGATCCACCGTCAGGAATGACTTGGTAGTCCGACTGGTTGGTCGAACTGGCGGTCCATTGGGTTTCATCGTTAATCCCCGACCATTGCACCTTTTGGGGGTCGGTTCCCGAGGTGTATCCCGTGACCACAAAGTCACGGACAACGGTCAGATAACGTGCCGTGGGAGCGTCTGCGGCCAGATCAGCCCACGCGGTTGAGGTTCCGAGCGTCCAGTATTGCAACTTGGCCTGTGCGTTTGCGCCGATCAGGACGTTCCCGAACTGCGTAAAGCGCCACTTCTGCTCGCTTGGGGTTGAGTACCCACCAGCCTTAGATACGTCATCCAAGGACAGGTCGTTGGAATCGAGCTTAAACAACTTGGTAGCCCCGCCCGCAAATACTTCGGTATTTCCCGAAGCGGGGTTTCTGCCCGCCACCACGTTGTTGATGTTTTCCGAGGCAGACTGAGAGTAATCCACGGGGGTTCGCAGGGGGCCGTATCCCACGGCTTGCGGGACGACATTGAGCGCCTCTTTGACCACTCCCGTCAGTCCGGGCTGGTCAGGCAACCATTCACCAAAATCTATGCGAGCCATGTGTTGTTTCCAGCAGATTTAGTTGTCCAAGTGTTTGACCCGACCGGCACATCTGTCCATGTGTTCGGGTTTACCCCAACATTAGTCCAAGTCTCACTACCCACCGAAATGGGATTCCATGTATTTGACCCCGGGCTAACAGGGTTCCACTCATCTCCCAACACCCGTCCCGTAGCAGTTACGGTGGCATTGGCCGTAATTTGTGCAGATGCGGCAAAAGTAGCGTTTGCCGTAGCAGACATCGAACCAAATGCGGTGACGTGTGCTTGAGCAAATGCTTCAAACCCTGCGGTACAGGACACGCTTGCAGCAGCCGATATATCACCCGCCCCAGTCCGTACCCGTATGGCCTCTCCCGACACCGTTGCGGCGGCAGAAATCAGCCCTTCAAACGTCCGTACCCGCTGTGGCGTAGAAACAACACTTGCCTCTGCGGTAATACTTGCCACACCCTCGGTAATACGGAAGGCATTCGCCGACATCGTGCCGGAAGCGGTAATAAGTGCCTCTGCCGAGCGTATGAGGTTGCCTGCCGCGCTAACGGTGCTAGAAGCCTCCACAGCGGCTTGTCCTTGCTGGACGCGTATACCCTGTGCGGAAACCGTAGCGGCGGCTGTAATGGCCCCAGAACCGCCTAGAACGGCAATTGCGCTTGCGGAGACCGTTGCCGAGGAGGTAATTAGCCCTTCCCCGGTTCTCAGGCGTGTGGCGTCTGCCGCCACGGTTGCACTTGCCGTTACTGCCGCAGGTGCGTCCAGATATATGCAAGCAGTCCCCCAAATGGGGCTGTCCATCGCAAACTGGATGGTGTCTAAATTGCCAAAAAAATCTAAATCATCAAGCGTCCACGGCCCACAGACCTTATCCGCGTACCACGTTGCATCCAACGGGTACTGCGGCATCGAGTCCAGCGTGCCAAACTGGTCTAACTCCTCTAGGGTAAGAGGCATTAGGCAAGGGTGACACTCAGCGAGCCAGCGGCGATCTTGAAGATGTCGCCAGACTCAATTGTTTTAGAGGTCGTCAGGGCTGTGTAAAACAGCAGATTCCCCGTGGTAATCGCGTCGTGTAGACCAATATGGGAAACCGTACCCCACGAACCCGTGGCTTGGGCAAACTCCACCGCTGCGGAGTTGGTACAAACCCCGTCATTGGGTGCGCCAAAGGTCACATCCTTACGGGCATACGACCCGCCAGAGACCTCGGTTCCTGTTCCACCTTCGCCCGGGTCGGTCGTAAAGAGCGACACAAACACGGTGGATGGGGAGTTGTAAGACGTATTGCGGAGAACGGCGTTTAGGAGGCCATTCTCCAAGTAGTTCGACATTTCAGCCATGATTTACCTCACAGAGTTG